AGTCTGTGAGTAGAAGTAGCCATCAAGTTTAGATAGCTGCTCAATCAAAGGAGCGATAGGCTTCAAGCAAATACCATCCACATCAAGATAGATGTTGTTATCAAACATCAGATACTTGTCTATTCGGGTCTTTGCCTTACCGGGAGAGAACTTGCCTTCAACGAACAAGTCTTCTTTATCAACCTTTGTTAAATGAGTGAAAACCCACTTTTCGTCATCTACAATGCCCCATTGGTCATCGTGTACTAACTGAATAGGGATGTCCTTGTCGAAGAACCTAATGGACAACGCAAGGTTGTAAGCCATTTGGTAATATGAGGGCTTTCCAAAAGCCATCATAATAATTCCAGTAGTCATGCCCAAATTTAAGTAATTAATTGTCAATCAACAAAATCATTATTTGCATAAGGCCATAACCTTATAATTCAATGTGAAAAATAAGGGTATAAGCTGACTCGTCCCTTTCATATTGTAAACATGGGACAAAAATAAACCCCAGCCTACTTAAAGACTGGGGTTCGCTGCGATCAGCAATGCAGTTACTAAAGCTCGAAGATTCCAGCAGGTGCTGTGAACTTCTGAGGCAATTCACTTGGACCGATTGAAGCACGAGCAGTACAATTGAACATCTGAAGTTCCTTATTGTTAGCAGGGACCATTACTGGGTTGCAAACATAATTCACTTTGTTGTCTACTACAAGAACTTCGTTACTGCCACATAAGAACAATACTAACTCAGTAGTACGGACGTTCAATGCAGAGTAAAAGTCAATCGTATTGCTTGTGGTGTTAGCGTCCTGCCATGTAGCAGTCCAGTTAAAACCATTCAAGATTGTATCAGGGCCACATCCTACTGGATTGTCGCCCTCTACCGGGGAAGCATCGGGTACTGTACCACGAATGTTTTTGATGACTTTCAAGTCACCAGCTGCGATTGCTGCTGTATATTGTGAAGCATTCGAAAAGTCAGTAATGGTATGGTCAGATTCCAAGATGCCAACTGCCGAAATGCCTCCTCTATCATACACACCACACGCAACCAATTCATGGTTCGGAAGTACGCCACAGCCATATTCAAAATATGCCATTGTGAAAAGATTTTGGAAATTTTTTATTTGACATTTCTATGGCAAGTCAAGGCCACAACGCACGACAGCACAAAGATACAATTAAGAACAGAATGTTTTTGCGCCACCACCAACTAAGTTTTGGTCTTGCTTTTCTACCTCTAAAGTAACTGGAGCAAGCTTGCTAATCCTTATCCACGAAGGAGAGTAAGCCTCCGAGCGAGTAAAGAAGTTTACAGCGTTCACGTTATAGTTAGTGTCGGTAAGAACAAAATTATCATGTCTGCAAGCAAGGCGCAAAGCATTATGGATGTACTCGGGAGAGTAGTTTATAATGAAGCTACGGAACTCCCTGCTTTCAGCATATACTACTTTTTTTCTGCCAAAGCTATCTTGATACATCTCCATTTCGCCATCGTACTGCGGATTGCGAACCTCACCCCATACACGCATGAATTGCTTGAACTCATTTCCAACAGTAGCAGGAGGGTAGTAGAAGCCGAAGCCGTAAGCAGGCACAGTAGATGTAACTCCTTGCCAAAAGCTTATTCCAACAGTATGGCAAGCGTCAGATAAGGGCTTTATACATTTGCTGTAAAACACATCATCGCAACAACATTCGGAGGCAATCTTAATATAAAAACATTTGTTCTTTATCTCTTCTATTGAAGCAACGCCAATGGTAGCCTCTGTAAAAAAAGAAACCTCATCGCCATCTACGATAGTGCCAGTTGTTTGCTCGTAAATTTCACCAATAACATCTCCAGTAGCCGACTCAACTAGTCCTAACGGAGCAAAGTTGCAGTTCTCGGTTGCAGAAGCTATTCTGAATATGCCTTGAAATACTTCATCTCCACTTCCTAATGGCATTGATATTTCTATAATCCCAATTACTGGGTCGTATAAGTCCATTTCAAAACAAATGCTAAACGGAGCAGCAGCATTTAATGGATTAGAGTTTATTTCAAAAGTGCCATTTGAATTACCGACTACTATTTGCCAAGGATAATCAACTACTCTGTCATCAGGCTCTACTGAAAAACAGACAGTATTTAGACATCCTCCAGTAAATGGAGACTCGAAAATTACTTGAATAAATTGTGGGGTTGCCTCCTCTTCCCCAACTTCGGTAAGAAAGCTAAGTTGCCCTTCTATGTAACCTGGGTCTCCGCTGCCTATCACCGTAGTTGAGCCTCCTTCTATACTTGGGACTGCCTCAAGTATGTACGGCATATTACTACAACTTTCCTCTTCAGATGGGTCTCCCTGATACAAAACGCTTATAGGGTCTGATATATACCTTACAGACCTTGAAAGCTCGTAGAAGGTATCCATTATCTCTTCCATACAAGCCTCTGGAATATCGCTAGCCAAAGCACCATCGGCAACAGCACGAGCCGTGTATGCCTCGTAAACAGCGTTGCTAAATTCGAATAAAAGCGGAGCGCAGTACTCGTGCTTATCACATCCGCATTCGTCAGTAGGAATTGTAGCACTCCATCCGAGAGGCTGGTTAGGGACTATGGTATATACGCTCATTTTACTCTATTAATAGGTCAAAGTTAGTCATTCCCGAAGTTATGTTGTAAGATAGGGATGAAATCCACGCCTTAATGCCATTAACTGTTAGGTGACCTTTTCTATTACCTAATATATCAGAAAATTGACTTCTTGTTAATGGGGCTTCAAAAGTAATTCTTTTGGCTATTTTAATATTATTAGTATTACTAATCGTAACGCCCTCTGAAATAACACCAAATGGCGCTCTGTTACTATAATTCTTTGCAACAAACATATTAGATATGCTTAAAGCATAGTACACTCCCCCATTTGTAATAACGCCCGAAGCATTGTGGGTAGACTGATAAGATGCTATGTTAAGGGTGCTTGGGACAGCCTCGCAAATATATAACCTGTCCGCATCGGCAGCAGCAGCGTTACTTGGGAGTATCCCGGTAGGCACGTTTATCCCTCCGCCTACGTTTAATGAATTTTCAGAACAACTGTATGCAACATAAGAAGCTCTTTTGTAATAGGTAAGTGTATTATCTTCGTTTTGCTCAGAATATTGTAAAGTACTAAATACGGTTGGGGCAATCTGAAACTCTGTTATTTTTGCTCCATCAACAACGGCTGATTCAGAAAGAGTAAAGAAAGATGGCTCTTGCTCTATTCGTATTTCTTGGTTAACTCCATTTTTAACAAACTCGAAAGAAAGGTTATAGTACGAACCTACTGATACAAGGTCTGAGAAACTAACAAATGTACCTCCGTCATCTCCTTTAATATTTTCTCCCGAAGTAATAAATACGTTTTTTAAACCATATGTGCTTCCCTTTATTGTTATTGGAGATACCGATCCAGTAGTGCCGAGAGAAAATGTTAAATCAGATATATTGCCTATAAATTTTAATGTAATTACATTTGCCGAAACGGTTACGCTTATAGGTCCGCCACCTCTAAAAGGAGGGTAGCTTGGGTTATTGCCCAGCATACCACGAGCAATTGCTTCCGCATACTCATCATCTGTTGTTACTATACCAGTAGTAAATACAGTTTGTCGAGTTGCGCCAGTAAAGTCTTTATAAGAAATTATAATACCGCCAGTTATCCCCGTAGTTGTGCAGACCCAATTATATTCTGACTCTTGATAGTTTATGTTCATGAAAGAACTAATGACAGTTAGGCTTCCGTCTGTAATGTAGTTTAAAACGTGCTGCATTAAGTCTTTATAATTATACCAGGTCTTATTCCCGATAGTGCCTCCAGCATTTAGGGTAATCCCAATACTTGGCAAGACTGAACCTAAAAGAGTCCTTCCGTTATCTACTCTAACCTTAGTGTCTTTTAAGCGCATTACTTGGCTTGCAAGGCTATTGTCTTCCGCTGCACAAGAGGCCATGCATTGATACTTATCTATCTCTACATCGGACAGATAGATTATTCCATCAAAGTCTATTGGGTCAACGCTGCAATTTTCTTGTATTTTAATAGGGATTGTAGAGCAAACCCCCAATGTATCTATGGCTTGAGTTATTACATCATATCCATCTCCCCAAAATGTAAACTCACCTACAAGTACAGTAAAAAGACCTTGAATATCAGCATCACGAAGTATCTGAATATTCGCATCATCTTGTATCCCGATAGGCTCATCGTTTAAAACGATACTGTTAAGAGTAATAGTAAAACTCATCTAAAAGACCTCCTTGCAAGAATTTTGTCAGCAGACCTTGTTCCTGAGTTTGCTGTAAGTTCTTTTATACTGCTCTTATGTAGTTTTATCACCTTATTGCCTTTTATTGCGTTTACCATTTCTGCTGCTTGAAATGCCATTTCCATGCTTGTGCTGCTTGATGCTGGCTGCTTTCTGTCTTGACTTCTTTCCATTGCTGGAATTATGTACTTAGATGCAATATAGTCCTCAAATCTACCATCCCTAATGGCTGATAGCTCATCCTTATACTTTCTTGTATCTTGCCTATCTATAACAGACTCTCCTCTTTGCAACTTTGCTATAAACTCATCTGACTTTAATTCTCCTGATGTTTTTTTAGCATCTCCCCCAATGTCAATTCCTCCATCGTGAAATGTAGGCATAGGAGCTGATTTAATGGCTGTTACCTGCTGGTCTGCTATACCAATAATCACTGGAGTAAGTCCAAGCGCAAGGAATGGATTCATTTGTGTAAAAAGATTAAGAATGGCTAATGCTGTGTCAATCTGCACTTTAGCAATGGCTGCGTCTTGGTCAATTTTAAATTGTTTTTTTCTTATTAAATTTATTTGCTCATTATACTCCCTTTCTGATATTAATCCTGCTTGCAATTTTGCATTCAGCATATTCATAGATGCGTCCAGGTTATTTTTCATTATATCTCGCTCCGCTTCTGCAAATGACTGAGATATTTGAGCTATTTCAGAAGCAACTCGACTAACCATCCTTGCGGCTTCTCTTATGTTTTCCTCATTACGCCTTTTATCTTTTTCAGCAGCTCTATCCTTAATGTTATCAAGTTCCTTTTGAAGTGCCTCTTCAAGCTGCCTTCTTTCTTCAGAACCTTCTTCTGTAAGTTTAATTAAATCGATATAATAATTTGTAGCAGCAACCATTTCCTTTTGCGTAGCGTCCATGAATGGAGCGGCTATTGCTTCGCTTATCTTATCTTTATTTTTTCTATAAGTCTCTAAAGTCTTATCTATGGCTTTTAAGTTAGGGTCTTTAGATGGGTCTATCTCATCCTCTACAACATCTTGAGACAAGGCATCAGCGGTCTTCTCCCGAGCTATCTCTATTTCCTCATTTGCTTTTTTCTCAGAAACAACCCTTGCGAGCTGCATTTCAGCAGAACTCTTAGACATAAACATATCCAGGTCACCTTGCTTTTTGGCAAGGTTTGCACGAGCATTATTTTCCTCAATACTTCCTTTTTCTGCTTGCTCTACCCGTATTTTAGCCAATGCAACTTCATCTTTTAATCTTTGTTCTCTCTGTTTTCTCCGCTCTTCCTCAGCGGCTTCGCTATTTGATGCGCTTTGCACTTCTAAGTCAAAAAGTTCTTGCTGCGTAGCTTTTATTCTTTCAAGAGACCTTATCTGCTCTTTAGTAGCCGTTCCAGCCTTAACCATTCCCTCAAAGATTAATCTTTGCCTGGAAAGCTCGTCCATCGCTTGTTTCTTTTCGTCTCCTTTAAGAGTGCTTATTCTTCTTGCATTAGCTATTCCTTCTTCGTTTATTTCTTTCTGAACTTTAACAAGCTCCTCTTCAGTTTTTATAAGCTCATTAGCAACAATAATAGAAGAGCTTCTGTTAGAAGTAAATAGATTAAGAACCATCCCGGCTTTTTGCATTGCCGTAAAGTTGCTATTCAAGATTGCATTAACACGTTCTAATTCAGTAGATATTGTAGCGGCAGCAGTTTTTATAAATGCAGAATTGGCGAGATTTGATTTCAATAAAGTAAACTGAGTGTTTACCCTATCGATAGCTGCATCAAGAGATTCTTTTTTCCCAGCAAGGGCAGGCGCAAATTCTTTCTCAATTACATTTGCAAACTCAGGAAGTATTTCACGAGAAAGTATTTTACCGGACTCTTGAAGCTTTATAAATTGCTCCATCGTCACTTGCTGCTTTGGATGAAGATTGTTATATGCCTTTACCATTAAAGAGGTAGCACCAGGCAACGCTTCAGCAAGCTGCCTTCTTAATTCTTCAGCAGAAACAACGCCTTTGTCAATCATCTGCTGTAAGGCAAAGAATGCTCTCTGTGACTGAAGAGACGTAGCTCCAGCAGCCCGAAGACCTGCGGACATCTTTAAAAATATTTGTTCTGCTTTAGATGCGCTAAACCCAGCTTGTGTAGCAGATATACCGAAAGCGGCCATGCCTTCGGCCAATACTTCAATGTTTATTCCAAGGCTTTTACTTGTTGATACAAGTCTTTGAAACAACTTTTCTCCATCTTGTGCAGATCCAGCAACAAAGTTTAATCTGTTTTGAAGAAGTTCTAACTTCCTTTCAGTATCAATTACAGATTTTGCAAATTCAATTACTCTATTAACGCTAAATGCGGCAGCTATCAATCCGCCTATCTTTGTAAACTGATTGCCTAAAGAGTCAACGCTTTCTCCAGCTCTTTTATTAGCACTAACCATTTCATCTCCAGCCTTTTTGGAGGAAGAGATTAGTTGATCTTGCTTCTGAATTATTTGGTCGAGCTTGCTATTTAGCTGCGAAATATCTGCGGTGTACTGAATATTAACTTGAGCCATCCTTAGATTTCTTTTTTACATTGTATGCAAACAAAGTTAAGGCTTTCTCCAATGAAGATTTCATGTACTCGTTGTACGCAAGTATATCGCCCTTAGCCATGGAGATGAATAGTTCTCTCCAATTGACATCGTTCATGTATAGTTCTGCCCCTAAAGAGAGGATTTCAACATCTCCTCCATCGCCTGAAGCCGGGCTGTCGATTGCTCCCACAATATCATCCAGTCTTTTTCTAAAGACTCGAAGTTGGGAAAGAATTGACTCAACCCGGCTGTAACGAAAAAATCGTACAACTGACCGCTATTGTAGTTGTTGCGGAACATTTCTACCTTCTTATGCTCGAACTCATCGTTCCACTCAGCAGGGTTTTGGTCTTCACGGATGTAAAGCGCACCAGCAAGCTCCATCATAATCTCGGGATGCAGGAGCATTTCCTTTCTTGCCTTTAGTTCGCCAATAAGGAAACCAATCTTCGCAAGGTCTTTTACCTTGTCTCCTGCCGTAGCAGCGAATAGAGCCTTCTCCATTTGGTCCACAAAGTTTTCTAACTCACCATTGCTAACAACTCGGTTAAGTTGGATGATAAAGTCTTGAACTCTACCCATTCTTTCAATAGGCACATCGAACAAATTGCTGTAAACGTAGAAGCGGTGTCCTTCGCAGACCATAGCGAACTTTAAGCCACGCATGGTGTCGGGCTTGTAGGTTTCATCCCAAACCAATTGGGTTAGCTCTTTCTTGAAAAGCTTATAAAGTAATTTGTACATCAGGCAAGCTTAGTGAAAATGAAATTTAGTGGTATGCATACTATGCACACAAATATCATCTCTATTAAGCTAAAATCAAAATATGGGAGCAAAGAAGTTGCTGAATAATAAATAGCCCCCCATATGGAAGCCATGCATCCTACGCAAGAGTGAGTAGGCTTATTAAGGATATGTCCCTCAGGGAATAGCTTAGACAGCGTTTTAGCGAACTTGTGCAAAATCATCTCGGGTTCAAATGAGATGCTTGTCGCAACTATCAGCAGGCTAACTATTATTGCTCGTTCTATCATTCGGAATAGAAAAAATCCAACGAAACACAGCTTTGAGGGTCCTCAGAGATATCCGTATCAATATCAAGGGGATCGTCAAAATTGCAAGCATCAGCAGGGTAAATTCTGACTTCATATGTTCTATTTACAGCAAATTTAGTTTGGTTAGGGATGAGGTAAACGTCTCCTTGATCGGAAGACTCGTACACCTGCCTAATAATTGAATTAAGAGACAAATCTTTAATCAGTAACAAATACTCGGTTTCTTCTTCGGGCATCCTTCCGATAAAGACTTCTTCACAGCAGATATCGTAAGTTCCCAAATCAAGACAATCGGTACATTCAAGGCAGCTCATAACTTTACTATTTTATTGTAAAGGTAAAGTTTTGTATTTACTTTTTTTAAGGTGGGTAATATACCAATCACCTAAAAACGTGTTGAATGCATATCGTACAGCATCACCATGGTCAGCGAGTTGCGTTATGATATTACGATTCTTCTTTATGATATTGCCTGCTGCATCACAACTAAGCTGTTTGAAGTCCCTTGCCGTATTAGGGCATTTCTTAGCATTCACCTTAAAGTCGGGATGGTTGCGAAGGATGTAATTACATTGCGCTCGGCTATTCTCGTGCTTAGGGTTTGGCTGCACTCTTATCTGATTCGTGCGGAGGTTCAATCCCCTTGCGAGCTGTTCGTAGTAGTTAGCGTTATCCCTCTGAGATAAATCTCCACGCTTACCCATGGCATCACCGGTAATTAGGCACATCGGCAGGTAAGGTTCGTATCTGTCCCTAATCACATCTATCATCTTAGGTATGCTACCATCCACCACATTGAACTCATCAATAATGTGGAAGTGGTCCCCCATGTTGTCGCTCCACTTCTGAGCAACTATTCCTGCGAATGGCTGCAAGTTAAAATCAAGCGATATAAGCAACGGAATGTTCGGGTTGAAGGAAATGTCCATGCTCTCATGAGTTCGTCCGTCATAGGCGATAAAAAATGGGTTCTCAGGCTTCTCATTAACTTCCCAATCACCCTCCACGAATCGGAGGTATTCATACTCGGGCATATTGGCTTGAAGCGACTTGAGATAGTCGGCAGGGATGTGAGGGTTGTCGGTAATCTTAGAAGGGATGTAGGCCCAAGTCTCGGGTAACTTTTTCTTCATCCACTTGTCGTAGATTTCTTCCTTCACCCAGTTGTTAGCAGGGTTGCAAGTAGCAAGTACTACGATGGGAGGTCTGCCGACAGAGTTGTTCCAAGAGCCTGATCGTTCAAGGAGTTTGTAGAGCGTTTGTTCTTGGCACTCGTTAATCTCGTCAATGCCACCGCCATTTATCTCAAGGCCTTTAAAGCGGTCAAGGTCTTTGTCGGTTTCGTAGTTCTCACCCATGAAGAGTATCTCGCTGCCGTTAGTGAATGTGACAGTCTGAGTCTTCTTGTCCCAGGTAGAGATATACTGCGAGAGACCTTCGTTCAGTATAGAATTGAAAGTAACAAGGGTAGTGCGCTCAAGGGTCGGCATATTCGCACGGATAATCACCCATCGGCTCTTAGGGAATTTAGAGCATAGGGAGATAAAGGTTAGAAGCAGCCAATAAGTTTTTCCTCCTCGTCAGCGGATGGCCCCACCGAAGAGAATAAACTGCTTCTCTCCAGCAATGGCCATCCTATATGCCTCCGTTTGTCTTTTAGTTAACTTCATTTGAATAATTTTAATCTTGTTCAGAATCTTCTTCTTCCGCCTCTATCTCAATAATATTAGGCATAGCGTCTCCCTTTACTACTGCTTTATCTTCTCCATCGCTAAGTTCAAGCACGAATGGCTTGTCGTTATTAGGCTGTACAGCGTTCTGTGGCTTTCCATAGATGTAGGCAAGGATAAGCTCTATCGCTCTCATGTTGCCTCTAATGCCTTCGGAGACCATTCTCGCAATTAAGCCTTCCATACGAGTGACTCCGTTAATGCTTTTGTTGAGTTCCCTCTCAAGCATATTCTTCAAGTCCTTCTTCTTGGTTTCAGCTATTTGCTTACGCAGTAAGATGCGTGGGTCGCTTGGGCCGGTAATAGGCTTTATCTGTGACCTGCGCTTCTCAATATTTTTAAGCTTTATCTTTTCCTCTTCAGACATGGTGCAAATTTATTGGTTTTGCCCTTAGAATGCAAAAATAGGACTCCCTCTCAGAAGCCCTATTCACAAAACAACCAATTAAACCACTAAAAACCAAATC